AAATCATTTTCCTCCCACCAACGGAAGAAGAGCCGCTCACGCTCGGATGCGAGCGTACGCGACTCTGGGTCGGTGTTTGATGGGACGTAGTTAATGACTGGTCGAACAGCCTGCAGCGACGCAGGGATGTTGACATACGCGGGGTGCACGTTGACCGAGATGTGGGCGCGGCCAGCAAGGCGTGCGCTTGGATCTTCTGGCCAGTGGTCTGCACCGCCGAGCGTCATCGTCGTTGGGTGATAGAGATTGTCAAAGCGTCGGAACATCGAGCGCAGGCGTGCCTGCTCGGACTCCATGTCCGTACGACGCATGAGCATCTGCTGGAACAACTTGACTTCGTCGACCGCCTCTGGGTCGAGGTTCATCAACTTCGCCTTGGTACGGACCATGTTGATTGCGGTCTCGTACTGCTCTGGGAGTTTGGCAGGAGCAGGCGCCTTCCTCTCAGTGACAGGGTCCTTGATGTCCGTGCCGAGCAACGGAATGTTAAGATCTGTAAACTTTACGCTGGTCTTGATTGCGCCACCACGGCGTACGCGCTGGTTCCTTGTCCCGCGAGGGGCCCTAGAAGTCCCGCCATTAGGCGTAGCAGGCTCGCTAAGCGACGTTACGAGCGGCTTGCCACCTCCAAGGGGTTCAAAGAGTTGCTGGCCCTTAGAAATGCGCTTTGCCTTGTCGTAGGCCTTGCCGATGGACTCAATCTGGGCAGGCGGCGCTACGGCGGGGTCGGTGGTGTATTGCCCAGGAATTCCCTTGGTATCCTGGAACGCACGTGGGATGCGACGAATCTTTGCCATTAATCAACTGCTCCGTAGTAGGAGAAGGTTGGGTTTTCTACTGCCTTCTCGGGATTCCTCAATGCGTGACGCACAGCAAGTGCGAGCGCCATGACTGCGTCTGTTTCCAGCTTCTTGTCATTGAGCTTGTACGCCAGGAGTTGCTTGCGCATCTCCATCCACGGGCCCACACGCGGGAACGCGATCTGGCCCTTGTCGATAATTGACTTGAGATCATGTAGCATCTCAAGCTTCTTCGCCTTTGTTCCCCCGAAGTCCACCCCGCGAATCGGGCGGATCACGTTAAATTCTTGTTGGAACAACCGACCGCCCAGACCAGTGGAGTCAACGACGGTGGTGCAGAACGAGCGATCCTGATTATACAGTAGGTGGCTCTCCCTCACCATATTAACAACGGCAGGGATAGTTTGCTTCCCTCCTCGTCGTCGAGCTCGGACGCCGCGTAGATTTTGGCGATCTGAATAGTCAACCGTGACAGCCCACGTCGAGTCGGCAGAAATACCAGGGTCGACTCCTTGCACGTACCGTCGTCCGACAGCTGGCGCAACGTCATCGGTAAGATCATCTCTGAAACACTTGTCCACTGCGATTGCCGAGAAGAAAGACTCTCTAGCCTCAATGAACTCTCCATCAATGTTCTGCGGGATAAGGTACGCATCCTGCTGGCGTAGGATAGCATCAAATGTATCGGCTGACAAGCCGTACCCGACGTTATCCCTTGTCGATAGCCTGAAGCTCCTGAACTGCGGGTCCCTCATCGGGTTGTTCGGGTCTCCCCGATCCCACAGGTCCGCGTAGAAGTTCTGACCCTCCGTTGGCGTTCCGATGAAGTGTAAGGGCCCGCCAGTAGAGAGCCGCCGTAGGTTCAGCACCTCTTGGTAGATCAAGTCCAGATAGGGCTCGAACGCTGCCTCGTCGAAGGAAATTCCGTGCATGTCTTTCCCAAGCAGCGCTTTGGCCTTGTCTTGCGTTGTTCGGAAGTGAATGTTTGCCCCGCCGAACGTTGGGTGAATCTTGATCCACGGATACTCCCCTCGGTACTTCTTGTCGTATGTTGCGATTGCCCCGATCTCCTTCGTGAGCGGGCAACCGTTCCCCTTCTGGGCTGGATGGATACCCTCGAGCATAATCGAGAGCTCCCTGTAAACTAGTTCTGCTGTCTCCTGCTGGATGCCGATATGATACCACTCATACGGCTGACTCATCCAACGTCGAGCGTCGTTGTCAGATCCGTCGGGGGATTTAGACCCGAGCTTGTAGAAGGCATGATGAAAACAGATGACCGCCATCGCCAGCGTTTTCCCCGCACGATTTCCAGCTGAGACGACGGTCGTGAGATATCTCGGTCTCCACCCAGATTCATCTCGCTCTGCACAGGCTTTCCACCATTCGACCTGTCCAGGGTTTCCCTGGATGCCAAGCCACCTGCGAGCAAAGAACTCGACGTCAGTGCGGCCGAGAGCCAAATCGTGTGCAATAGATCCTTGCGTGAGGTCAACTCGCAACCCTCTTGTCCTTCCCCTTATTTCGTGCGCTGATCGCACGCGCCTTCGCCTTCGCGTCAGCCTTGCTGCTTGCTCCCCACGCCTGAAGGCTTAGGAGGAGTCTTGTCGGTCGGCCCTTTTCGTCTCGCTCTGGACCAGGCATTCCGCCCATCCGAGCAAGGAACGAGGCCCTTCGCGGGTTGTCCCCGCTTTTAACTGGGGCCTTTAACGTTCCGCCAGTCTGCGCCTTGTACGATGCTCGGCCAGCTGCGTTGAGCCCGCCGCCAGGATTCTGGCCAGCCTTGCGCTGCCATGCTGGAGTCTTTGGCATTACTTCGCCTTCTTGGCCGTCTTGGCCGACTCCTTAAAATCCTTGGCGCTAGGTGCACCCTTGGAACCTGGCTTGCGCATCTTCTCGCCCGACCCAGCAGCGATACGCTCGCGCTTGGCGTTGATGTTGGCGTAGAGACCTGGCTTGCCTGGCATTACTTATTCTTTCCCTTGCCCTTGACAGACTTTCCAGTTTTCTTGGCGTAGGCCTCAGCGGCTTTCTTGCCAGCTTCTGTGTATGCGAATTCCTTCTTCCCTACCTTTGGCATTATCGTGCTCCTCTCGTAAGCTTCGGTCGGAATTTAGCTGGCTTGCTCTTTGGCGTGCCAGTTGGTTTTGGCGGCCCCATCTTTGACCCAGGCACTGGTGTGTCTGGGCTGTCGTAATAAGGATTCTTAACAAACTCTGGCGCCTCATAAAGAGGACCAGGTACTGGACTTGGCCTTGGCCTTGGCTGGCGTTCAGTAGGCAAACCTGCCTGCGGCGTCTTAGTCATGCCAAACTTGCCAGACTGCATGTCCTTAAAAAAGTCCATCATGTCCTTGGCAATACCGCCACCAAGACCAATGTCTGCCTTGCGGCCAAACGATGCTCGGCCAAACCCGCGCTTAAATCCAGCTTTGCCGTACCCTGGTCCGCCAAATCGGGTTCCGCCGAATGTACCGCGCTTAGCCATTTTTCTTAAACCTCTTCCTTCGCCTGAACGATGGGTTGTCTGTTTTCATTCCAAGTTTCATAATGCCAAATTCTTTTGCAGAAACTCCCTTTGGAAGGGACCCCTGTGCCTTAATGCCAGATCCTTTTACCTTGCCGCCAGCGGCCAGGAACGACTCATAGGCCTTAGATCCGACTGCTGGACCCCCGCGAAATGCGGCGTTGCCCGTGGCCTTAACGGAAAAGTCCCGCTTTTTCCCTTTTTCAACAATGGTTACCGTACCACCAGCAGCTCGAGCCTTCTCTACAAGCTTTGCGTATTTATCTGCAGTGCCCTGTCGGATCTGTACCTCGGACTTAAAGCCGCGCTTTGCGCTACCTACAAGCCATTTAAGATCTTCTTTACCCATTAAATGTCAAACTGCTTGTCAGCAGCCGACTTCTCCTCTAGGGACTTTTCCTTTACACCGAACGCGGTGTTCTTCGGATCAAGATACTTTACAAGGATCTGGAGACCCGAGGCAAGACCCGCCGAGATAATCGTGCGGAAGTCGCCACCAGAAATGTCCAGAAGCGGGATACCAAGACCAAGGGCCACTGAGATTGAAACCGTTACGAATGTGCGGAGGAACTCAACGAGGGCCTCATCAATGCCAGTGTTGTCCTTGATGTCTTTGATCCATGCCTTAAAATCTGCGTACATGTTTACTCCTACTTCCATTCCACGATGACAACGTGCTTGTGTGCAGCGCCACCCGTGATCTTCTTCTTGCTCGCAGCAATTTGCTTGAGCTGCTCTTCGGTCACAACGACCCCGAACTTCTCCTTGCCCTTGCCTGAGCGCGTGGGGCAGGCCCACTGCCATCCGTCAACGGCGTCCCATGCGGCAGCGGTCATGTGGCCGTAGCCCTGGGAAATGTGCTTCTTGTCCTTCTTGAGCCAGTAGTTCTGCCACTTCTTGTGCCACTCACTGATCTCTACTGCAGGATAATCAACGGCTTGCTGGACCCAAACAAGAAGGCCCGCTCCACGATGGGCCGAGAGGACGACGTCGTCCCACGACTTGGCGTAGCGAGCCTTCGCCCCCAGTTCCTTGGCCGTCTTAATAAGATCGCCGAGCGACGAGCCGTTGTCGGACACGCCCTCCTTCTCCACGAATCCAGTCGCCTTCGCCTTGGCCTTGATGCCATCCCCCGCAGACGGATCGACCACATACTTGGATGCCCACGCTACGGCCGCTGCCGTGCTGGACGGGCCGCAGTCGTCGAGAATGCCGCCCTTTTCCACGTGATCGAGTTGCGACTTGACCTTAAACTTCATGTTATTCCTTCCAGCGTAGTGGCCCCGTGACGAGCCATGCGATTGTCAAGAGGGCGAAAATGGTTCCCATCGTGGTCTGTGTCTGACCTTCAGGCAGTACAACGACTGCGAAGAGAAGGCCCAGAATTGTCCACGCGCCCCCGATTAAATCTAAAATAATGTTCTTAAACACGGCGATTGATCCTTCCTGCGGCCGCAGCGGCAGCTGCTGCGACTTGGGTGCTTACAAGCGCCACAGCTATTGGCTGAGCGGCTGCCTTTTCCCCCGCATCAAGATCCTTTCCGATCTCTCCGATGTTGGCTAATGCTTCGAATACTTCTCCTACCGCCTCAATGGCCTCGTCTAGGCTTGGCAGGACAATGTCAAATTCATCAACAGGATCAGGTTCAGGAGCAGGCTGCTCAGTAGGAGCAGGTTCAGGCTCTTCTGTAGGCTCAACTGTTGGTTCTTCCGACGGCTCGGGCTCGGCAGTCGGCTCTGGCTCTGGTTCTTCACTTGGCTCTGGCTCTACCGAGGGCTCAGGCTCTGGAGTCGGTTCAGGAGTTGGATCAGGAACTGGCTCTGGCGTTGGCTCTTGACTCGGTTCAGGCGTCGGCTCAGGTGTTGGCGTCGGCGTCGGTTCGGGCGTAGGCTCTGGCGTTGGGCTCGGCTCTGGAGATGGATCAATTGATGGCTCCGAACTTGGCTCTGGCGTTGGAGTGGGCGCTGGCCCTACAACCCAGGTTGTGTTGCTAATCTGCAAGAACCCAGCTCCGCAGCATGAGTCCAGGGATAGGATGCGAAACCCAAAAATTCCACCAGCGGTAATGTATCCGCTGCTAGTTCCGCTTGCTTGCTGCGTGTGGTTTGCAAGATCTGTCCATACACCGTCCCAGATAACCTGCGGGCGGTCGTAATATGCGTTGTCTGTGGTCCAAAAGGTCCAATCAAAGCTCGCAGTCTCTCCAATCGATGAATCCGTCGTAATCCCAGTCGTCGTGTTGATCCACGGCTGGCCTGTCAATACGTTGTTTGACCCTTCGATAAGGATTTGCCCTTCGCTCAGCGTGATTGTCCCGTTCGCGTCGATCTGTTGGTCCCACTCGTCGGTGTCCTCGAGCGCCATTACGCTCACTGGACACGCTACGATTGTTAGGATCAGTATTAGTACCCACCTCGTCAATGAACCCTCCTGCCGCAAATGCAGAGCTTCTTAATCTCCCCACTTTCGACAAGTTCCCTCGCTGTCTTGTACCGTCGTACGGTCTCTTTTTGGAAGAACGCAACCTCTTCCTTGCTTAAATATTCTTTATGCAACATGAATAAGTGCCTGGCCCAAGACTTCGTGTGGTAATCCTGCGTCCACAAGTGCGCCAGTTCATGCAACACGGTTTCTGGGTGCGTATCACAGAGCTCGATGGACTTCTTTACGTCGTCCGCGACCCCCATATCGCACTCTCGGTTGAACCAGTGGTGGTGCAACTCGATAAATGAAACTGGAATCTTATGCCGATTGACGATCCTGGAAGCCATTCGCAGGCTTCTGCGCCACTTCTCGTACCCCCGCATTGTCATCCAGAAGGAAGTCTTGACCTTGAACGGGTAGCTCTTCAGCTCCCTCGCCTCCTCCGTCCACGGCAACAGCGTAAGCGGTACCTTCGAGTATAGGAGATCCTCCAAGAATGCCAGCAAGGGCGAGGGTGAGTTCGCGGTCACTATTCTTCTCCTGTCTGCGGTCAATAATTTCTTGTGCTCGCAGCCCCTCCGCGAGGGTCGGTGTCAGCTGGCCCGCTTCAACCAGGCTCATCACCTGATCTCGCACCAGTCCCGCCAGGTCCCCCTTGAACTTGATTGTTCCTTGCTGCTTCTTTAGTACTTTTGCGGCCTCGATTCTGGCCGTCTCGTGTGCCGATGTTAAGTGCTCGCGCTTGTGCTTGCCGACAGTAATGCGACTAATGTACGCACCCTCATCTTTGAGCCAGTTTGACACGGCAATGTCGCTCATGCCCTGCGCAATGCGCTTGTTGATCAGATCGACCAGCGGACTGCGGCAGACGTGGCACCCCGTCAAGACGGGGGCAAGCTCGGTCATTACTTAACGAGCGCCGCGACTTCTGCCTCGGTCAGACCGAGGGCGGCAAGTTTAGCGCGTCCTGACTCACGAGCGGCTTCAGCGGCGGCACGCGCAGCCTCTTCAGCCTCGTACCTGACCAAAGATTCCGCCGCTTTTGCCTCCATATCCGCGATCTCCTCTGCCGTCAAAGGGATTTCCTGGGTCAACCCAGTCGCACAATCAAAAATAACTTTTACTGGTACTGACATATTTTCCCTTCTTCCTTTATGATAAATCTAATCCGTAAACAAAAAACTTTGACCCTGCAACAAAACTTCCTGTGGTGTGATACAGACTAACGGTTCCTCCGCTATACCCTCCACAAATAGATTTTGTCATAGCGATTCTATTACTAGACAAAAACCCAACTGAATGAAATTCTGAGTTATACAATGGTGAGGCGTTCCTAAGCAAAAGATGAAAATACCCAAATGTTGACGACGTGTTGCTGGACGCAGAGCTTCCCAATATCTTAAACTCTTGAGTTGTTGCAGTCCTTGCGTTGTCGTAAACAGGTGTAATATTCCCACTAGAAGCAGTACCAGCACTTAAATTAATTGCTATAGAGTAATCGGCGTTAGACGTTTTTACTACTAATTCCGCGCTGTCGGCAGAACACCTAGCGTAACCAAAAATTACTGCGGCATTAAACGAGGTCATATTACTAAATGAAACTGTTGTCGTGTTTGCGGTAATTGTTGAAGACGAAATAAATCTGAAGTCGCCATTTGGGCCGAGGGGATTGGTTCTCCACGATAGTCCAAGCGAAGCACTGGATTGCGCTTGAAGGAATGATCCGTCTGCGCCAATTCCTAATCGAGCAGGATTTGTTCCGTCATGTGTAAGGATGTCCCCTTTTGTGGTTAGCGTTGCACTTCCAGGCGTAAGGACAATGTTGCTAAAACTTACAGACATTATTCACCATACCTTCTAATCCCAAACAGCGTCCAATTTCCAAACATTTGACCATTGAATGTATTTCCAGTAAATGTAACCGAGGTCAACGCGCTTGCAGATGTATCAGACCATCCGTGCAACTCATATCCCCATTCATTGGTGGAATCACCGCCTCTAAAGTTCATGCTATTTGCAAATCCAGGATTGCACTTGTCGGAATCAGAATAATTAAATATGTACATTATTGAACTTCCCTGCCTACCGAAATAGGTGGTGGTGTCGTAATACCCTTGTGGGTGCATCATCAAGTATGACTGTTGGGCCCCAGTTTGTTCGTAGGAAACTGTTGTATTTCCCGTTGGATCCCAGCGCATAGTTTTATGAGAACTTCCAGTAAATGTTGCATAGAAATTATCAAAATAACGGCTACTATATGGTTGCAAAACAAACATCAAATGCTGATAAGTTTGTGGTATGTTTGAAATCACGTGAGTTGCTGCGGTGAACGAACCTGAGGCAATTACAGCAAATCCAAAATCTGCGCTACTTGAAAACGTTGTCCAGATAACCCCTGATGTTGCAGTTGAGGACGATACGAGTACCTGGCCATTTGTTCCTGGACTTATCCCAATTCTTGCCGACCCGTCAAACGAAAGAATTTGCCCTTTTGAGGAAGTTGGGTTAAGGCTAATTTCTTGCTGTGTTGGCATTATGTATTTTTCACTCCATACAAATCAAACGATGAGCCAGGAGAAAACCCTAAATATCCACTCTGAGGAAGGACTTTTATTTCTGTGATTGCATCAGTGGTAGAAGAACTAAACACTCCATGCTGTAGGTTTGACCGAACAATACCAGTAGACGCCCAAGATGAGATTATGTATCTCCCAACTTTATCTTGATTGGCTTGTCCATATCCAGCAAATTCAAGATACGTAATACCGTATATTGCTGTCCCAAATGTGCTTGCAACTGATGCGTACGATAATTCCATGGAGCCGTCCCCGCCGCTTTTTCTCCAGATGGAGTAAAGTTATAATATGTTACATTATTTGCTCGCCTTAGCGCAAGTATCGCAACAAGTTTTTCATATCCAGATGGAATATTAGAGATTGTAAGTTCCGATGTTGTTGCTGTTGCCTGTGCAATACCGATGGGAACCCACGCTTCTACTGGTGCTGTGTTTGCTGTTGCCCATACAACCCCAGAGGGAGATGTTGAAGATGCTTGAATTACCTGTCCGCTAGAAGAACTCGGAAGAACATACGCAGAAGTACCGTCGTATGAAACGATGTCGCCCTTTGACCGAAGGGCAAGACCGTCGCCAATTCGATCAAGAGCCATTATGCAATCTCCGTTCCAAATACGTTGAATGACACGGTTGCGGTTGACGCCTGAACTGTGATTACGTCTGCTGCGTCCGCGGTAATACCAAGGGTAAATGCTGCGGTCTGGCCTGCCGCAAGAGCAACGTCGTACACGAGGTAATGCTTGTCTGCCAGCGTCTCGCCATCTGGACGGACTGCAATGCGGATGTTGG